CAAATTAAAGACTCTGTGCAAACAAGAATGAACTATCAGTAAAATGTTCAAACAAATCACAAGTTACGTTAAAGAAATCAGAGATGCTGCAAAGTATCTACTGGATGGTCTTTCTGTAACTCTCTCTCATATGGGTCGTAGGCCTGTCACGGTTCAGTATCCCTACGAGAAACTGATACCATCTGAAAGATATCGTGGTCGCATACACTATGAATTTGATAAGTGTATTGCTTGTGAGGTGTGTGTTAGAGTTTGCCCAATCAATTTACCTGTAGTAGATTGGGTAATGAATAAACAAACAAAGAAAAAAGAATTAAGAAATTACTCAATTGATTTTGGCGTATGTATTTTTTGTGGCAATTGTGTCGAATATTGCCCCACAAACTGTTTATCTATGACTGAAGAATATGAACTTGCTACATTTGATCGACACCAACTTAATTTTGATAACGTCGCTCTTGGACGATTGCCCACTAATGTTACAACTGATCCCTCAGTTAGGCCATTGCGTGAATTATCTTACTTACCAAAAGGAGAAATGGATCCTCACAATGTAAAAAATTCTGACCCTAGAGTTGGAAAATTACCAGAGGAAGTTTTAGAATGGATGACTAAATGAAAATTGCGATTATTACTGACCAACATTTTGGTGCAAGAAAAAACTCCAAATTGTTTCATGATTATTTTTTAAAATTTTATGAAGATATATTTTTTCCAACTCTAATTAAAGAGGGTATCACAACTATAGTTGATATGGGTGATACTTTTGATAGTCGCAAAGGAGTTGATTTTGTATCACTTGAATGGGCAAAGAATAATTATTTTGATAAGTTACAAGAATTAGGTATTGTTACTCATACCATTATTGGTAATCACACTGCATATTATAAAAACACGAATGATTTAAGTGGTGTCGATCTTTTTCTTCGAGAGTATGATAATGTTAAAATATACTCAGAAGCTGAAGAAGTCACAATCGATAAGACAAAATTTTTATTTGTGCCTTGGATTAATTCTGAAAATTTAGATCGAACTTTAGATGTCATTGATAATAGTGACTCTCCATGTGTTATGGGTCATCTTGAATTGAATGGCTTCATGGCAACTCGTGGTCATTACATGGAACATGGAATGGATTCAAAAGTTTTTGATAAATTTGATCGAGTTTTTACTGGACATTATCATATGAGATCAAATAGAGAAAACATATTTTACCTAGGCAATCCATACGAAATGTATTGGAATGATGTGAATGATCGAAAACGTGGATTTCATTTATTTGATACAGACACTTTAGAACACACACCAGTTAATAATCCGTATCAACTATTTCATAATTTATATTATGATGACACACCACATCAAATGTTAGATGTGAGAGATTATGATCAAAAGATTGTTAAGGTAATTGTTCGCAAGAAATCAGATCCAAAACAGTTTGAAAAATATATCGATAAACTTTATTCATCAAATCTAGCAGAACTTAAGATTGTTGAAAACTTTGATTTTACAGAAGGAGAAGAGTTTGAAGCAGAGGAATCTGAAGATACAATCTCACTTCTAAATAGATATATACAAGAATCTGAAGTTGATTTGGATAAATTTACAATCACAAATATACTTCAAGATGTTTATAAGGAGGCCTGTGAGGTCGAGTAATGTTTATCTTAGCTGTTAAAGGTTTTGAAGATGAGGGTGCATTCTCAGTTGAGAATGATGATGGAGACAGAGTTCTTATAATGTTTGAAGAGGAAGATGATGCAGATAGATATGCTGAGTTGATAGATTCAGAGGAAGATTGGCCAGAAATGAGTGTGATAGAAATAGATGATAATATTGCAATTACAGCTTGCGAAATTCATAATTACATGTATAATATAATTAGACCAGACGATATCGTGGTTCCTCCAAAGAATGATTTGTTTCAAAAAGATAAAATGGCGTAACTTGCTTTCCACTGGAAATCAATGGACAGAGATTGACCTTAATAAAAAATCGAATACAGTAATAATCGGAACAAATGGTGCTGGTAAATCTACCATGTTAGATGCACTTACATTTGTTTTGTTTAATAAACCTTTTCGTAAAATCAATAAGTCTCAACTTGTAAATGCTACAAATGAAAAAGATTGTATGGTTGAGTTAGATTTTACAATTGGTTCAGTTGATTGGTTTATTCGTAGAGGTATCAAACCAAACGTATTTGAGATTCATCGTAACGGACAAATGATGAATCAATCTTCTGCTGCAAATGATCAACAGAAATGGTTGGAACAAAATGTTGTGAAGATGAATTATAAATCATTCACACAAATTGTCATATTAGGTAGTAGTACATTTGTTCCATTCATGCAATTATCAGGATCAAATCGAAGAGAAGTTATTGAAGATCTTTTGGATATTAAGATATTTTCGGCGATGAATAATATTATTCGAGATAAGATTCGAGAGAAGAAAGATAAAGTTAGAACACTAGAATTAAAGAAAACATCTTTAAAGGAAAAATTAGAGATGCAACAGAACTTTATGGAGGAAGTTGAACAAAGAGGTAAAGATCGAATTGATTCTAAGAAAAAAAAGATAGATTTATTATCGCTTGAGTCTGAGGGATTAACAAGTGTAAATCTACATACATCATTAACTATTGAAGAGTTAATAAAAGAACAAGAAAATTTTATAGGTGCTGATAAAACATTGAAAGAGTTGGGTAATTTAAAAGGTAAGATATCAAATAAGGCCTCAACTGTTCAGAAAGAACATAAGTTTTTTACTAAGAATACGGTTTGTCCTACTTGCACTCAAGATATTGATGAGAGATTCAGGCTAAATAAACTGGACGAAGCTCAACAAAAAGCAAAAGAACTTAAGTCTGGTTTTGAAGAATTAAAAAAGACAATTGCTAAAGAAGAAGAAAGAGAACGTCAATTTGTCAAAATCACAAAGGAAACTACTAAACTCACGAATGAAATTTCTCAAAATAATATCAAGATCTCTGGATTCCAAAATCAGATCAGAGAACTTGAAGAAGAAGTTCAAACAATTACCAATCAACTTAAAAACAGAAATTCTGAACATGAGAAATTAACTGAGTTTGATCAAAAATTAAAAGAGACCTATGAATCTTTAGGTGAGAAGAAACAAGATATATTACATCATGACTTTGCTTATTCTTTATTGAAAGATGGTGGAGTCAAATCTAAGATCATTAAGAAGTATCTACCACTTATTAATCAACAAGTGAATAAGTATCTTCGTATGATGGACTTCTACATTAACTTTAAACTTGATGAGGAGTTTAATGAAACGATTCAATCTCCGATTCATGAGGACTTTTCATATTCATCCTTTAGTGAAGGTGAAAAGATGCGTATTGATTTAGCATTACTTTTCACATGGCGTGAGGTCGCTAGATTTAAAAACTCTGTGAATACAAATTTGTTGATTATGGATGAGGTATTTGATAGTTCGCTTGATGGATTTGGAACAGAAGAGTTTCTTAAGATTGTAAAGTATGTGATTAAAGATGCCAACGTATTTGTAATATCACATAAACAATCCTTACATGATAAGTTTGAAGATCTGATACAGTTTGAGAAGATCAAAGGATTTAGTCGTATGTCATAAATAGTAAAGTTCGGTAATCCACATCTTGACACATGATATTAGAGGAGGCTTGTCACTCACTTAAATTAGAATGTGCGTTAAGAGATTTAGGTTTTGTTGATATTGGTTGGAAATGTGTAGCACATGCAGGGATATTTTTTATTCAACCAGTCGGATTTCCAGATGATCCCGAAGGAGAACTTTTAGGATTTTCTTTAACATTACCTAACACTCATGACATGCGAAGAGTTCGTTTGATGCGAACTGCAAAGAGGGCATTAGATTACGCAACAGGTATAGACAATTAAAAAAGCTGCACACTGATCGTTTCCATCTTGTGCTGAGGAATTATAATGGATACATATACAAGGAAACACATGACAGTTAATCAAGAAGTTAAAGGAACACTTGCTAAGTTACTCGCTACAGAAGATTTGATTGTAGAACACAAACAAGTCGAGACTGCAAGTTTCAATGTTGAGACTAGAGTTTTGACTCTTCCACTATGGGAGAGAGCTTCTGGAACTGTATATGATATGTTAGTTGCACATGAGGTTGGACATGCACTATACACTCCTTGTATAGATTGGATCGAAGAATATAAGATACCACCATCATTCGTAAATGTTGTTGAAGATGCTCGTATTGAGAAACTTATCAAACGTAGATATGCTGGTCTTCCAAAGACATTCTTCAATGCATACAATGAGTTACATGGAATGGATTTCTTTCAGTTAGCTGATCTTGATGTAGATGACATGGGTTTTGCTGATCGTTTGAATTTACATTATAAGATTGGTAATTTTATTGATATTAATTTTAATGACTATGAGAGAGAACTTGTTACTTTGACTGGTAATACAGAAACATTTGAAGAGGTTCTTGAAGTATCAAAAAAAGTTTATGAATACTGTAAGCAAGAACTTGAAGACAAGAAAGAACAACAAAAACTTGAAGATGAGATGTTACTTAAAGAACAGTTAGAAGATGGTGATGAGGGTGATAATGAACAACAATATCAAACTGTAACAACTGATGATGAAGGTGATTTAAAAGAAAAAGATACTGATGAAGATGATGATGATCTTGATTATGACGATCAAACTTATTCAAAAGGTAGTCGAGAGATTGATGAAATTACAGAACCAGTAGTTGAAACTGCTGAGAATCTTGAAGAGTCTCTCAAAGAACTAGTCAATAAAGGTGCTCGTGAAAGCATCTACGTTGAGAGACCAAATGATCTTGATCTTACAAGAGTGATTGTTTCTAATGAGTGGATTCATGGTTCAATCAACGCACAGTGGAGTGATAATTCAATCGAAGATTTCTTTCATGCTGATCGTGAGTTTAATGAATTCAAAAAGTCTGCAAGAAGAGAAGTTAATTATCTTGTTAAAGAGTTTGAAATGAAGAAGTCTGCATCTGCATATGCTCGTGCTGCAAGTGCAAGGACAGGTATGCTTGATATGTCAAAACTTCATACTTACAAATACAGTGAAGATATTTTCAAGAAGATTACAGTTTTACCTGATGGTAAGAATCATGGATTAGTATTTGTTCTTGATTGGTCTGGATCTATGAGTCCTAT